TGCCACCTTACCGGCATCTAGATTTGGCTGTTCATCAAGTCTGGCCAGGAACTTCTGCCGCGGTCCGTAGGCCAGTGGAACTCGAGTGATGTTCACTACCTTGCCACTTCCGTCTTTACGGACTACAGAGATATTGTTGAAGAGCGTTCCAAAAACTGAAACGACCTTGCGGATAGTGGCGTGATAGAAGTGACCAGTAAACATCGTTAGTCCTCTCTAGAGACTTCTCCGAACGGATTATGCTCGGTGAAGTCAATGATGTCGTTGGACTCAAGCTCAAAGGCCCTATTCTGAGCTTCTTGATTATTATTCACGAACGTACGATCATCTGAGATCGTAGCGATCGTATATGCCTGAAGGATATCCCATTGAGCTCCTGAAGTTGCTCCCACCAGTTTCCCGATCTGTCCTCCCGTGACCTGGAACTCGTTGTAATCTCCTGTGTTCGTTGTCACAAGACCCAGATAGATGTTCAGCTGTCCAGCGATTCCGATTTCTTCAAAGCGTAGTACCTGAGCCGAGATAGTCTTTGCTGCAGTTCCACCTGAGGCAGGAACAAGAATTTGCGTGACGCTTTCTCCGAGCGCAAACTTAGTTCCGTTAGAATTGCCGATCTTGAAGACGTACTCGGTAGCGAAGCTTCTCTGTAGCTTATCCAGCTCATCGACACCCGTCTTGATCTCTTCGTTGGAGTACTCGAAGAGCTCGCAGCGCAGCTTGTAGACCGGGAACTTAGAGAGCTGATAGAATGGAGACTGGTGGTCAACGAACTTAATCTCGAACAGTCCCTTTGACATTGGAAGGTAGATCAGGTCACCTTCAGCGGGACGGTTCGAAATGATGCCATTGTTCCAGAATCCGACAAGCTTCTCCCAGGTCTTCTTGGCTACCACGAAGGTAGCCTGATCTCGAATCTCCAGGCCAAACTTGGTCAGCAAAGAACCGTCGCCTTCAAATCCATCGACGCTTTCCAAGTACATCTCGATGGAGTACGCGTCACTGAACTTGGACTCGATAGCTTCATTCAGGACCATATCGCGCGAGACCATGTTACGCGGCAGGTACATGACCTCCTGGCCGTAGATCTTCAGAGACTCGATGATCAGATCCTCGTAGAGGTTCTGTTCCGAGCGTACCGTCTGTGAAAAATAGACGTTCCTCGGCATTTGAATTATCCTACAAAGAAGTCAACTGGCTTCTCGTACTTTGTCTCCATCTCGTCCTCGAGAGCCTTGATCTCGTCGACTGCCTCCTGATAGATCAGCTGACCGTTCATCGTAACTCCGCCTGGGAGCTGAATTCCCTCGAACTTCTTCAGATTGATACCCCACTGGCGCTTGATTAGTGCCGTAGAATACTTCTTCAAGAACATATCGTTGTAGATGTCCGTGTAGGTTGTCGGATCGATCGTCGCGTAGGCGTCGATCATGATGTAGTCGCCAGCAATGATCGTGCGTGTCCAGTCCACATCGATGTGAAGGCGATTCATGTGGCGGTTGAAGCGAACTGGAGGAACTCCGTTCAACTGCATATCCAGCATCTCCAGGAACTGGCGAGTCATCTCGTAGTTAACCAAAGCGCCAGCGTACTGCAGATCGTAGACATCGTTCAGGTGCATCTGGTAACGCGCTGACCACATTCCAGAGGAAGACGAAGAGTTGTTCGTCATCGGGAAGATGCGCGAGACGAACAAGTATCTCTCAGGAAGATCGATGTACTTGTTCGTGACATCGGTAGATGTGATCAGGTGCTTGGTATACGTGCGGATAACAGCATCCGAGTGATACTCCTGATAGAATTGCAGTGCCTCATCGATACGATCCTCCACCTGATCGTCATCGACGTTGATCTCAATGACTGGAGATCCTAGTGAGCGAAGGCAGTAATCGATGAGTTGCTGGCGTGAGGAAGGTGTGGCCATTTGATTTCGTTATGCCTGATTAGGATCGGCAGGAATTCCTGGAAATCCAGGTGCAAATTTCAATCTGATTCCAGGTCTGGCGCCAGTTGGATCAAGCTGCAACACCTGAAATTCTGCTTCTTTGAAGGTGAATGTCGTCGGGGCATTATTCGCCTCGGCCAGTTTTTGTTTTGCAATAGCATTGAGCTGCTCACGCTCAGCCAGTGTAAGATGGTCAACGATGGTCCTTCTCTTCTCCTTTGGTGTAATAAAATAAATTATTAAACGACCGTCCGGGGGAGATAGTCTGGCAGAGTACTGAGATCCCTTATACGAAAACCGTCCGTCGTAACTAGCGATACTCTCTTCGGCTAGTTTTTTGATGTCGGCTTGTTCGGCTTCTGGATATGAGGTTAATTCGATGGCTCTCATTTGAGGAATTCTTTCTTCTGGAAGTGGCGAAATATTAGTTTTTAATTGCTCTTCGGTACGCATGACCTGCAGTTCAGGTCCCCACTTATTTACTGGGCACTGCGCTGCCTCGACGTGACTCTTCTTCTCCATGAAGCATCCGCACTTCAGGCATCGAGTGTCGCGGTAAAACTCGCACTGCTGACAGATTTGTAAGCGCGCGTAAGCCTTTTCCGCTGTGGTCAAAAGCGGTTTTCCTTCTAAAAGAGTCGCGGTACCGCTTACCCATGCCTGTTTTGCTAAATTGCGTGCCTGCTGAAATAAGGACGGAAAGGTCGTAAGATCTTCCGCGATGAGCTGTTGACGTGCCTGTTCGATTTGTTCGGGAGTATTCATGATAAAAAATTAAAACGTGCAGGTACCTTGTGGAGAATAATTTGTGCCATCGTACGTCGTCGTGTATTCGTATCCGCTCGGACAGGTGCAGTTGTACCCGCACGCAGACGGATAGCATGCGCATCCATTTTGATCGCAATTGTCGTAGTCCGCTTGATCACATTCTGCGCGGCACTGATATGCGGAGTTGCAATCTCCGGAGCAATCCACTTGACAACATGCTGCAGTACAACTTTCACCGCCTGGGCATGACTGGTTGGTAGAGCAACCTCCGTAGTTCAAGTGAAACACGCCAGAATATATTTCTCCGGCGGAATTGCTTACCTTCAGTCTATAGTGCGCAGGTTTGTACGCAGTGCCTCCAGTATATGGTCCGCCGGTGGTTGCGCTTGAATTGTTGCCGCCCACCAGATAATTGGATGTAAGACCGGTGCCTCCAGTACTGGCACTGTATATGGAATAAGGGCTACCGCACGATGCGGCATACATGATTAACTCTACAGTCATTGGCAGCGTACCGTTAACCCAGGCCCCGATTTCCCAGTTATTCCATTCACATATGTATTCGTCTCCGCCGGTCGGTGCGCCATAAGTCCACGTCGGTGCCGTAACCGCACTCTTACCCCAACCATCAGACATCGAAATGGCTCCGCTGGCCTTTTGAAAAAGGGTACGGACGTTTGATTGATTCATCGAAATCGTCGTCGTACCAGATAGGCCCAGCTCAATGTTAACTGCATTCAGAGAAATCGCGCCTGTTGATGGTAGTGCCATAGTATTGTCCTATTTATATCAAAGCAAAGCGAGCCCTTTCTGAATGGAAGGGCTCGCAGAATTAGCTAGTCTACCTTATCCTGCTGGAGGAGGCTCTGTCGGAGGAACTGTTGGAGCTGCAGGTTGTTCGGCTGGCTCAGGATCCCATGGGAACGATCCCGATCCGACTTCTTCGGACGCATTGACCTTCTCATCGATCTGACGCTGAATCTGCTCGTTGACGTGCTGCTCGTACGAACCAGTCACGACACCTTGGATCCAGCCGAGCACTGTCTCTTCGGTCAGCTGATCGAACGCAGTGAAATTGTTTGGATCGATCTGAGCAGGATCGAACGGAGTTGCACCAGAGAAAGAACCGGTGTTGCCATTCTCGTCGGTGCCAGTCTTCTGCCAGTATGTCTGAAAGACCACTCCATTGAGTGATCCGGAGTTGCGCTTCTTCAGCGAGGTGAGTTTCCAGGTATAATTGATTGCCATGTTATTTTGGGTTGGTTCTCTATTTATTAAAATCGCCAGGCGAAGATTATGAAGGATCGGCTGTCATATCCAT